TTCTTAGAATACGACTATATTGGGGCTGTATGGCCTTGGCATGAGGAAGGTAGACGGGTAGGCAATGGGGGCTTTTCTATGCGTTCTAAGAGGCTTTGTGAGCTTACCCCCCAGTTTCCCTTAACCGACTATAACGAAGATGACCAAATCTGCCATATCAACAGAGAATTTCTTGAAAATCAGGGGATTCGCTTTGCCCCTGAAGAAATAGCCCGTTATTTTAGTTTTGAGCGAGAATTATCGGATATTAAAACTTTTGGTTTTCATGGGGATTTTAATTTTGAAAGACTTGGTATATACTCGTAACTGATGCAGTTCGACCCTGTTATCAGAAGCCCTTAATGGGTGTTTTGAGGCTTTAAGAAAGTGTTTCATGCAAGCACATTTTTTTAAAGTGGTCGAACTCAGAACACCTTTTAAGGGTTTTTTGCATCCTAGCCCGCACTCAATTGTGTTGCTGCGGTAAAGGCTGTAGACCTTCAGAAGCAAAAGACAGGCTTATACGGATTGATGCGTGTAATGTCCTGAACCGTCCTGTATGGGATTCTAGGCAGTCTTGGTAACGACAGACCTGAACAAGCAAAAGAGCCTTACATCAATTTACAACCGATTCCGAAGTATCCGAAGTCGAATAAATCACCTATCTCGGATAGGGATTTTACGCCCTTCATCCTCGTAAACCGATTCGAATACAAAAAGTCTTGTTAGGGAAAGTACCTATTTAGGTTACTTAACAATTCAGTATTATTTGTGTTTTAAAGGGGGAATTATGAAATACGCTTATTTTTGTGCAGGAATAGTTGTTGGATATTTGGTTTGTCAACAGTCATATGCTCAAACCTATGTTATTACTAACCCACAAGGGTATCAAACTGGGTCAGTTCAAATCTCAGGTAATACAGGACAAGTCGTAAATAACGCTGGAATTACGACTCAAACCTTTACAATTTATCCCAATCAAGTTGTAACTCAAGGGTATGCGATTGGAACTCCGTCTTATACTATCCCACCAAGCCCACCAGTACCTTCAACACCAAGGATATTGCAATGAAAAAGTTAGCTAATGGTAAAGACCTTTTGAAACTAAGTCTTACCGAAATGACAATTACTGAGGTATCAGAAGCAATGGGGATTAGTCGGGTTTGTGTATGCGATACCGAAGCAAGTGCTTTAAAGAAAGCTAAAGACTTTATTGAAGCGAGAATGTCTAAACATGACATTTTGCCCGAATGAAGATTGATATTGAAATTAAAGAAGAATTGCCTAATGGCGGGGCAATTGCCGAAGTCACTTTTGATAAAGATGGTCTTGAAGTCTTAGTTCAGTATGGCATGATTGATATTTTGTCTAAAGCAATTGAGGAAGAAAAGAAATGTTTGAGCAATTCTATGAAAAATACCCCCGCAAGGTGGCTAAAAAAGTGGCTCAGAAGGCTTGGGCTAGACTCACCGAGTCAGAAAAGCGAGAAGCTCTACAAGCCCTCGATACCCACATCCAATATTGGAAAGCCACCAACACCGAAAAAGAGTACATCCCGCACCCCGCCTCGTGGGTTAACGGCCAAAGATGGCTTGACGAAATCGAAATCCCCGAAGTGAAAAAACCCACTTTACCTTGGTATTCTAGCGATGAACTTACCCTTGCCAAAGGCAGAGAATTTGGACTTGTTCCCTATGCAGGAGAAAGTTACAGCCAATTTAGACAGAGAATTTCAGTACAAATCAGCCGTGCGGCAACTGTGTAAATGGCGAGCAGAATGGGGATTAGAAAAGTTTAGGGCGTATATTTACAAACATAGCATTATGAATACTTATTTAAACGATGTTAAAACGCAGTACACACTAGGAAATAGGGGGCAATGGGGATTATGGCTAGTTGGTTAATTATTGTTACAGGACTGATTTATGCGGTCTGTGCTATTGATTTAGCAGGTAAAGGGAATATTGCTTTAGCGATTGCATTTGCTGGGTATTCATTTTCTAATGTTGGTTTATGGATGGCGGCAAAGTGAACTATTTAAGCGTATGTAGCGGAGTTGAGGCAGCGACAGTTGCTTGGCATCACATGGGTTGGAAACCGATTGGCTTTAGTGAAATAGAAAAGTTTCCTAGTCAGGTATTAGCTCATCATTATCCAAATGTTACTAATTTTGGTGACATGACCAAATATAAGGAGTGGAATATAAATGAACCAATTGACATTCTTGTTGGGGGAACCCCATGCCAATCATTCTCAGTTGCTGGACTCAGAAAAGGACTTGAAGACCCAAGAGGAAACCTTGCCCTCACCTATGTTGGAATTCTTGACAAGTTTAGACCCAAGTGGTTTGTATGGGAAAACGTGCCAGGTGTCCTCAGTTCAAGTGGTGGACGGGATTTTGGCTCCTTCCTTGGGGCGGTGGTCGAATGCGGGTATGGGTTCGCATATCGGGTGCTTGACGCTCAAAACTTCGGAGTGGCCCAAAGACGCAGACGTGTGTTCGTTGTCGGATGTCTTGGAGATTGGCAAAGTGCAGCAGAAGTTCTTTTTGAGTCCGAAAGCCTGCGCAGGGATATTAAACCGAGCAGAGAAAAGAGGAAAGAAACTACCACCAATTCTGGAATTGGCGTTGAAATCACAGGCCCTCTTGCTGCAAGAAGATTTGCAGAAACAGATGGACTAAGTAAAATATCTGCACAAATGATTGCAGTACCACCTTTACCTTCAGATTGCGTTGGAACATTGTGTGCAAGAGATTACAAAGGATTAAGTTCAAATGATGTTCAAAATGGAAAAGCAATAGTTGAAGTAATTCCAATAGAACCAATTGCATGGGACACAGAATTAAATGCCAAAGAAAATAAAATGGGAACTTTAGTTCGTGGTGGTCAAGGTGGTAGAACTGATGGTGTAATGCAAACTAACATGGCTGTTCGCAGACTGACACCAGTTGAATGCGAAAGATTGCAAGGCTTTCCTGATAACTACACAAACATCAAAGAGAACTGCCCAGACGGCCCAAGATACAAAGCAATGGGCAACTCAATGGCTGTACCAGTAATGCGTTGGATAGGAGAAAGAATAAAACAATATGGAATATAACCCACACGAAGCAATAGACTTTATCTTTAAAAAAGCCCCTGAATACGCTAAGGCTTGTGGTGAAGTAGCCCAGTTAGAAAACTACCGACACAGTCTTAAAGCCATTAAGATGGCACAAACTGACGAACAAAGTCTAGGGGCGCAAGAACGAGAAGCCTACCGCAGTCAGGAATATCAAGATTTATGCAAAGCAATCGGTATAGCAGTAGAAAACAAAGAAGCCTTAAGGTGGCAATTAGAAGCCGCTAAGATGCGTTTTGAGGCTTGGAGAACTCAACAAGCTAACGATAGAAACATTGACCGATTAACAAAATGATTCATTATCACGGATTGCCAATTAACCCAAATACAGTTGCTAATTATGCAATTGGTTCAGGTCATGCTTTTATTTCTTTTGCTGGGGCTGGGCAATTAGGAATAGCGTTAGAAGTTTGCCAATCTTTTGCAATTGATAATGGTGCTTTTAGTGCTTGGAAATTAGGTAAACCAATTAAAAATTGGTCAAAATATTATGATTGGGCTTTAAATCTTAAAAAAGTGCCATCTTGTGATTTTGCTTGTATTCCTGATGTTATTGATGGAACAGAAGCAGATAATGACGCTTTATTAAAAGATTGTCCTTTACCAAATTGGTTTGGTGCGCCAGTATGGCACATGCACGAATCTCTTGAAAGGTTAGAACAACTTGCCAATAATTATGTTCGTGTTTGTATTGGTAGTTCAGGCGAATATTCAACCATTGGAACTAATAAATGGTGGTCGCAAATGGGAAAAGCAATGAGAATAATTTGTGATGATATGGGTAGACCTATGTGTAAACTTCATGGACTTAGAATGTTAGACCCAGCAATTTTTACAAAATTTCCATTTTCATCGGCTGATAGCACTAATATTGGAAGAAATGTTGGAATTGATAAACATTGGAAAAGTGGTAATTATTTGCCGCCCACCAAAGAAGCAAGAGCATTAATAATGCGCCAAAGAATAGAAGCCTATAATTCTCCAATTATTTGGGATTTTAAACAGGTAGAACAATATGAGTTTTTTTAAACTTTCTCAGTCTTTTTATTTTGAATCAGCCCACACTCTTAATAGAAATTATGAAAAAAATAGCAACCGAATTCATGGGCATACTTATGTTGCTAATATAAGTATTAAAGGATTTCCAAATGAATCAGGAATGATTGTGGATTTAGCAATATTAAAACAAAAATGCCAAGAAATTAAAGAAATATTAGACCATCAATTTTTGGACAATGTGTCTAATCTTGGAAATCCAACAATTGAAAATCTTTGTTTGTTTATAGCAAATTATTGCAAAGAATTGCCTATTTACGAAGTAAGCGTTGAAAGAAACATTGCTGGGGATAAATGCGTTTATGTATTCAATTAAAGAAATTTTTTATTCATTACAAGGCGAAGGCGCACAAAGTGGTAGACCAACAGTTTTTTGTCGTTTTGCTGGATGTAATCTTTGGAATGGATTAGAACAAGATAGAAAATCAGCAATATGTAATTTTTGTGATACTGATTTTGTTGGAACAGATGGAACTTTTGGGGGTAAATATTCTTTTGAAAAACTTGCCGAAAGAATAAATATGATGTTTCCATTAAACGCTAAACACAAATATACAGTTTTAACTGGGGGAGAACCATTATTGCAAGTAGATGAAAATCTTATTAATGCAATTCATAATTATGGAATAGAAATTGGAGTTGAAACAAATGGAACAATTAAAGTTCCTAATGGAATAGATTGGATATGTGTTAGCCCTAAATTTGGAACTGAATTAAAGCAAACATCAGGAAATGAAATAAAAATTGTTTTTCCGCAGCTTGGATTAAATCCTAAAGATTACGAAAATTTTGATTTTGAACATTTTTATTTACAACCAAAAGCCAATGCAGATACTTTTGATACAACTAATTTTGCTATTACTTTTTGTATTTGGAATCCCAAATGGAAATTGTCTTTACAAACTCACAAATTATTAAATTTAAGATAGGAAAATTTATGGATTGGGCTATTACTTTTTTAGAGATTAACAAAAAACTTAAAGAATTACATTCTTTAAAGTTAAAAAATAAACATACAGAGGCTTATTTATTGGCTTCTGACCTAACAGATTTGATGCAAGAGCTGGAAGATTTCATGCAAAAAGATGCTTAAATTAATGCGTAACGCCCACGCGACCCATATAGATTATGGGGCGTTTAAAGGTTTGATTCAAAAAAACCCTAATTTTGTGCCAAGCAACATAGATGGCATAGCAGAGCGTAAAGGGCAGTTTTTGGTAATGGAATGGAAACGCAAGGGCGAAGCCGTTAGTACAGGACAACGCATTTTGTTACAGTCTTTGGCTTCTTTACATAACTTTTTAGTCGTTATTATTGAAGGTAATACAGACAAAGAACTGGTGGTTGAGAACTTTTATCTAGTTCAGGCCCAAGGCCAATGTATTTTAATTGGTAATGGAGTACAGTCTTTTAAAGAATATTACTTACAATGGTACGAATATGTTGACCAAAGATGAAAAACAATACCTTGATAAAGTCGCACGACTGGGATGTATCTTGTGCAGACGGCATGGATTTAACGACACCCCAGCAGAAATACACCACATTAGAAGATTTGGTGGGAAACGAGAAAACGCAGAGGTCATACCGTTATGCCCACCACATCACCGAGGGGATATTGGTGTTCACGGACTTGGGGCTAAAGGATTTGAGCGTAGATACAATCTTACTCAAGACGAGCTTTTAGAACATACCAAAAGACTACTCAATGAATGAATTAGACTTTTTAACTTGGTACTTTTTAATTATTTGCGTGCTTGCAATGATTATTTTTTCAAAGTTCTAAAGGGTCAAGACCTAATTCATCGGCAACCATCTTACAACGCTGCCGAAAGACTTTGTCGTGGTGTAGCCATTTTTCCCCGACATGATTCCATCGGCTCATGTGTACGGCTTCATGGGCTAAAGTCCTAAATACAGTCATAAAATGCCCACAAGTAGCCCTTGAAATGGTAATGATATGTTCAAACTTTTCGGAATCATCATAAATATAAGTACCATGCACCGATGCATCATCCGTTACCTCAAACTTAATCTGTTCAGGTAAAGGCATATTCCATTTAGTATATGGGTAGCAACAGTAAATTGTTGCGTACATATTTTTTAGTATATCGGGGGTAATTTTCATACCTCAAGTATCTCACCCCTAAACTCAACCTCGTTTTCTCCGCAAACT